ATAGGATATGCGTCCACCTGCCGGCATATGATCCTGACACGGCGCCGCGATATCACCCGGCGGCTCATGGCGCGCTCCCCCCGGGCCGCGTGCGGAGCGGATTGAAGCCCTCGATTTCGCGAACCTCGTCGGGCAGGAGAATGCCGGACTGCACAGCTTGCACGTTCGCGGCCCAACGTTCGGCGTAACTGCCACGCACCAAACCCGCCATGTCGAGTTCAATGTGCACATCGGCGCCGATAACGGTCCGCGCGAATTCGGCTTCAATCTTTGTGCACCACGGCGCCAAGGTGAACTGAGCAAACCAGCGGCCCGCCGTCTCTGAATTTGTGAACGTGCCGTGCGACAGATCGCCAATTATCGCGGGTGGCACGCCGAACAGCCGCGCCAGTTCCTCGCCGGTGAACCGGCGCGATGCCAAGATTTCCGCATCCTCCGGGGTGACAGATATTGGCGTGAAGCTCGTGTCGGGATCGGCGAATATGACCCTCTTGCCGTGATGCGCCCCAACGTATTTCGATTCGAAGTCAGCCCGCATCCGATCCATGCCGGCCTTCGTGATGCGCTGGCTTACAGTCACCATGCCGGACGGCGCCGCGGCGTTCTCCCATATCGAGCTTGAGTAGGTCTGCAATCCGATCGCCGCCGACAGCACCTCGGGCGCACGCGACATACGAGAACGGCCAAGCCACCCATCGTCTGACCTGTCTTTCAAGTGCAGCACGTCGGTATCCAGCAGCCGGCGGGGTAATCCCGCACCACCCCACGGCATCTGATGGGCCACAACATCGAATACCAGCCGGCCGGTGGGCAGCACGCTCGGTTGCACGCAATTCCACGGCACCGGTGTTAGGGCCACGGGGCGGCCGGCGCCGTCGTGCTCGACAACGGCCAAGCCATTGCCATGCAGAAGCACTTGCCCCATCAGCCATTCGGCGAAGTCGGGCCATGTCTGCCGCGGGTTTGGCGTACGCACCAGACGGCTCACAGGGTGATTGAAAATCTCGGTTCGGCCTTGGCCCTCGACGCGATAAACGCGGCACGGCAGGCTCGCGATACCCGACGCAATCGCCTGTATGCACGCGCTGATCGCCGCGAGGTTTTCAGCCGCGATCGGCGACACCGGCCCGGATACCGGCGCGAAACCGAAGCTCGGGCCATAGAACGTCGCACGCGATTCGGCCGGCGCGCGGATCGCGTCGCGCAGCCGCGTGAAGATTCGCATCAGAGACTCCGCAGGATAAGCAGCCGGGCGCGTGGTCCGATACCGGCCGGGCGCGATCGTGCTTGCACCGATGTCTGCGCGTAAGCAGGCCATGCCTGTACGACGATGATTTCCAGCAGGCTGACAGCGCGTAGTTCGCGCCGATCGGACGCGGGCCAAGCTTCGTCAGTCGCACGGAACGCGAAGGACATGCCGCCAAGGTCGCGGCGTTCCGCCAGGGCGAGCATGTCACGGCCAAGGGCCGTATCAGGCAGGTCAATTTCGAAAGCCAGACCGCGCGTATCCTCGGCCAGCCGGAGCGTGCCCGATGACGTGCGGCCAAGCAGCCGGCCGGGATCGTGGTCTACCAGCGCGAGCACATCGGCGCCCGATGCGAGCGACGCACGGAACGCACCGAACGATACGGTTTCGGTGAACGTGCCGATCTTGGCAGGCACACCGAACACGGCGGCGTAGCCGGTTAGTTTCCGGCCCGCCGCGCGAAGCTCGATGCCCGCGCGCCGTTCCGTGCCGTCAGGGTAGCGCGCGGGCGTCATGGCTTAGGTCGTCACCGCGTCAACGATCGCGGCGAAGGCAAGCGGCTGCTTGATCGCCACATCAGCCGTCGCCATGACTCGCACCTGAACGTTGCCCCTCGAATACGCGGTGCTCTCGTACGGGTTCACCAGAATGTCGAGTTCCGACCAGAACCCGATCACAAGCTGCGACCAGTCGCCGAACACAATGGCGGACAACGCTGTGCCGGAACCCTTCGTGAGATTCGCCGGCACGTTCTGCGTGCTGCCCAGCGTGTAGCCGGCCAGCGTGGTGGCGTCGGACATGATGAAATTCGAGGACGTGTCGCCGCTGGTCTTCAGCGTGCGGCGCAGTTTCGACACGACGTGGCCGTTCGTCAGGAACGCGAGCGATCCCGCGAGCGCGTTGCTGGTATCAACCGCGGCGATCAGGCCGACGATGGAATCCCAGGTGGGCGCGGCGCCATCGGTGCCAAGCGCGACACTGCCGATACCGGAACCGGACGCCAGCAGCCCGGAAGGCTGATTCGAGCCGCCTCCGGTGATAGCGGCTTGGTCGAGCGCAACCGCGATCAACTTCGTCAGGTCATTCTCGACCATCCGAGTCACGTCGAGGCTAGGCTGCTGAATCATGTTCCGGCTGATTTCGACGATCCCGCCGACGTGCTTGGGCGTCAGCGATACGTCGTCAACCTGCGGATCGGACGCGCTGATCGCGGCCGACTCTGCCACCCACGAAGCCGTCGCACTGGCTTTCAGGCGTGGGATGTTCAGGTTGCCAACCAGCCCGGTCAGCACGGTCGCGCCAAGCTGGCGGACAAGCACCCGCTCACGCAGGCGATCAATCAGGTTCGGCGACACGTCGGTCTGTATCAGGCTCGATCCGGGGCCGGCACTCGGATTGGACGTGCTGAACACGCGGCGTTCCACGGGCGCGCCAGACATGGCAGTGCTGAACAGCAGACCTTGCGCCTTCCGGCCGCTGCGGCGTTCCAGTTCGGCAGACACCTCGCGCGCACGGCCGGACGCGGTATCCGTGCCGCCCATCTGTGCGCGCACAACGTCAAGCACCGTTACCTGCGCAGCCAGCGCCTCGAAATTCGCGTCGGTGCCTGCGGAGTGAACCGGCTGGCCAGCAGCGCGACGATCCATGTCGTCAAGCATGACTTGACGACGTTCCGCGGCGTTCAGCGCGTCGGCTTCGGCCGACAGGGCCGCCCATCGCGTCTCAGCTTCGGCCGGCAGGGTGCCGTCCGGGTGCTGCGCGTGGATCGCGGCCATTTCAGTGCGGATCGCCTCGCGGCGTTCCAGGATTTGGCGAACAGTCTGCGGCATTTAGGCTGGCCTTTCAGTAGCGCCGGCCATGCCGGCTGGGGTTTCAGGCGTTGCGTTGCGGGGCGCTGCGGCGCGGGGCAGAGCGGTGCGAAGCGCAGCGGCGTATGGGAGGCGTTCGCGTGTCTCGGCTTCGATCGCGAGCACGGACACCGTGACGTGATGCGGTTCGTCGGTGGCACCGCGTACGATCGTCCGGCCGCGAGCACGGGACGCGCGGATAATCAACGGGTTGTCGCCGGCCTCGGCGATGATTTCGGACGCCTCCGCGGGATCGAACCCGTAGCGGCGCAGGACGCCAACGATGGCCAAGAGCACGCAATCGGCCTCGGTAAGCCGGAGCCATTTGCGGCGCGCACGGGGGAGTGTTGGCTGGAACGCGCCGTTGCCCACCCATTCCCGCGCGTCGCGGTGCGGCACGTGGGCGGCGAAGGCAGCATCCCGGAGGGTGTAGGTGTTCGTCACGCTGGAGTATAGCCGAAATATCGGCGGTCCGTATACCTCACTTTACAGGGGTGTGCCCGAGTGTAGCCGTATCGGCTACATAGGTAGCCGCTCCGGCTACCTGCTGACCGCAGTATAGGCCGATTTTTGCCAGAGAAACAGTCTGTTTCTGCCGCCAGGTTCGTGCTGGTGTCCGGGTGCCGGCAATGGCGCCGGCCGAACCCGAGGGGAACCCAAGCCATGTCTAGCCGAACCCACACCCTGCGCTATCGGTATCTCGCCGCGTCGGACGAACCGACCGACTCGGACGACGTGGCGGCGGCCTGCGTAGACCGCGCGATGCGCGCCTACCGGAGCCTGGTCCGCTGCCCGGCGGACACCTTCGATGGCGTGATCGACAAGCTCCTGACCACCCGGGCCGAGCTTGCCGAGACGAACCCGGATTTCGAATCGTCGGCCGAGGGCCGGGCAGTCGCGATGCTTGATTCTGCGGTCGAAGATTTGCGCGCGCTGAATCGGACCGCGATCTTTGCCAAGCATCGCGCCGCGTTCGCTGCCTAGCTGGCGCTACCGGCCGGGGGCGCGAATCCCTCGGCCGAAAACGCTCTAACGGATTATAATCCTAATCCAATCGCATACTTGTAGTCTGGCATGGTATTTGCATAAGCAAATATCATGCCAATTTTCCTGCGAATTATGGCTTCGTGCGTGCTAAGGCCCCACACGATCCAGCCTCCCCATAGCCCTGAGCGATTTCTGAGACGCCCAGGGGAAGGCTTGGAGGCACCCTAGGCGGCTCGGCGCCGGGTCAGCGTGTCACAGGCCCCGAAGGGTGGCCAGCGCGTCAGAGCGCAGGCGGCTGACGAGCGGAGCCTGTTCATCGGCCCATGCCGGGTCTGCCCATTCGGGCAAGCCAGGGCCGCCGTAGAACCCGTCAAGCGCCTCCGCCTGCCGTGGGTGGAGTTCCATCGCATGCACCTCGGCGTACGTTGCCACCCATTCCTCCAGGTCGCCGTCAACCTCGCCTGCCGGGGCTGCATCGAAAATAACTTCGTCCCTGCGTGTGTTGCGTTCGTCGCGGTCGAGGTAGCAGACGATTGCCGATCGTGGCACCTGACGCCGGACCACAATGGGCTGTGACGGTATGGGT